GTAGTAGAACAGGTTCAACAGTTGCATTTGAAATAAAAGGATAAAATTATGATTACATTAAGTGAAACTATTAAAAAAATAAATCCAAATGCAAAATATACATATCAAAATGAAGATATAAATTCTATTCAATGGTTAGAAGGAACAACACCTATACCAGTAGCTGACATAGAAGCTAAGATGACAGAACTACAAGCAGAGTATGACGCTAAACAATATCAAAGAGAAAGAGCAACTGCTTATCCATCAATACAAGAACAGTTAGATTTACAGTACTGGGATAAGGTTAATGGTACTACTAACTGGGAAGATGCGATCGCTAAAGTTAAATCGGATAATCCTAAACCAACTTCTTAATCCAATTTCCTTTATCATCTAGGATCATAGGCATTAGTCTTGGAATACCATCTATAATCATTCCACAACCTATTATAAATCTAGTTTTAAAATTTTTAGCATAAGCAAATGCCATTGATTTTTGATTAATAAGGCAACCTACATTCATACCAAAAAATATATTATCTGGATTGGCCCAATAAGAAATAAGGAACTTAGTATGATAGTGGCCTTGTACACAACTCATACCCATTGCTTGTGATACTTTTAATACATCTGCTGATCTACCATGTGTAAAGAAACACCTTTTACCATTAGATAATGTTAAAGTTAGATCATCAATCCATTCCCATTTTTTAGTACCAAGAAAATCGCCATAATCTTTTAAAAATTCTTTTGACATACCAAACTTTAATGCACGTCTATAAACAAGACTAGAGTGGTTACTATCTACTTCTACCATTTTAGGAAATATATCTTCTAATTCTTTTATATATTTTCTAGCTTCTTTTAATTCATGCCCTGCGCTAAATAAATCTGGGTTATGTTCATGCATAGAGATAGCATGAAAATCTAACAGATCACCTATATTAACAATCATGTCTGGTTTATATTCTTTTTTAATTTCTCTTAAAAATTCTATACTATCCTTATGATGATAAGGAACGTGCATATCACTAATCACTAATATTCTTTTGTTCATATAACTCCGCAGGAGAACCATCTATATGTTCTTCTAATTGTTTAAGTTGTTCTTTGGGATCAATATATTTAACAGTTCCATTTTCAATGTGAACATTATTAATTATTTCAGTAGGTTCATTTTTACCGTAATTAATAATTACATCTTCTATGATTAACATAACTAAACTTATAGTTTAATTTTTAATATTTGCAACTTCTCATTGTTGAGGAAAGTTCGTTTGCACGTTCTGGAGTTTGTTCGGCCCAGACACTATCAAGCATTTCATCTGCGGCTGTATCCCAATCTTCTTCTTTTACAGCTTTTAAAGTGTTTTTAAATTTAGATACACCTGTCATACCTAATTGAAATACCATCTCAATTATAACACATTTGGCTTTGTAATTCATAGCTTGATTACCTAATAATCTTTCAGCACCCATTACAGCATTAGTAAAATCTAATTCAAAATAATCGTTTAATAATTTTTGAGAGTATGTATGTCCTTCTACAAAAGGGTCATCTTCTTTGACTAAATGACCGTACCCAATTGTGGCAAAACCTAGACTATCTTTATAAATAGTATTTCTAAATCCTTCATGTTCTTTGATACGGTCTTTTAGTTCTTCGTACATTATGATGATTTTTTCTTAAATCCAGATTTCATGTTACTGTATGCTTTAGCAGTAATTGTACTTTTAGATTTTGGTCTAGATGTACCTGCTTTTTTTCTTGCATTAATGTTTGCGTATAAACCTTTTTTAGCCATTGTATCTCCTATTTTTTGTTTCTAAAGATTTGTGTACCTTTTATACCATATATTGACGCAACGACAAGTATCCACAAATTTGTGAACCATGACGGAAGCTGTGAAAACATATCAAAAAACAATTGAACTTTATCCATTGCTGTAGGATCATCCGATATTACCGCCCAAGCAAGTACCAACACGGGCAAACTTAAAATTATCAAAACCGCCTCGTCCTTCCAGTCTGATTGTCGGGCTTCTAACAACTTGCCTTCGTATTGTTTTTCACCTTTTGCCATAGCTTCTGCATGACGCATTTGAGCATCAGACATAAGCATTTTAGTTTGTTGTTTATTTTTATAGATGTGTGTACCAGCTTTGAGTGCTAATGATATTGCATTTAACCACATAAATTATCCCCAAAATTTAAAAAATTTTCCTGTTCCTAATATAATAGCAACTAATGAACCAATTGCAAATATTGCTTTTATGCCACCTTTACCCATATTTACTTGGGCTTTTAAATCTTCTATGTCTTTTGAGTTTTTTAATACTAATTCTTTTACTTCGTCTAGTTTAAAAGCAATCATTTTATGTGATGCAGATACAGGAGTTTTTTTTATTATCTTTTTTTTAGGCATCTTTACTTTCTTTGCACCAAAATCTAACGTGTAATTTATTTTCATTAATCATATTAAAATCTGTTTTTCCTAAATATTCAACACTTGCTGAATAACCATATATAGCACATTTTGCATAATTATTAAATAATTTTTGATATTGAATTGGCTCTGCACATTCACCATTTATACCAGAACACATTTGTAATATAAGCAAAAATTTAAGCATTATTTATTTTTTATTATTTTTTTAATAGATTTACTGCCATCTATATTTTCTTCTAATTCAGCTTGTACTTTCCCACATTTATATTCAATCTTATCTCCTGTGTTTGTTCTTTCAGCAAGTCTTTTACCTTTTAAACAATCACTCATTTTATTTTGTATTCTATGTTCAGTTAATTCTCCTGCTATAAACATACAAAGAGCCACAACTGTACTAATGACTGTTTCCATTTTGTCTTACCTTATCTTTTAATTCTTCAATATCTTCTAATGCTTTTTTTAATTGCGCTTCTATGTGATCTAACATAACTTGAGTATGAATATTTTTATCTAAAAGTTCTTGGTGTTTTTCTACAGTTTCGTATAAATCTTCCAATAAAAGATATTGCTCTTTATCAGTTGTAGTTTGCTCTGATTTTTTAAGTAGATCAGAGTTCATTAATTCTCTAGAAGTTTCAAGTGAAGTTAGTCTGGCGGTCACTTCTGTGTAGGCAAAGATACCCATAGCCACACCAATAATAATACCAACCATATTTTTAATTGGCATAGCAACAGATGTGTTCTCAGATATTTTCATTTAGCAACTTTTCCTTTATTAATTCCTTTTTTAATTACATATTGTTGAGTGCCATTAGCACCATGATCTACTTCTTTTTTAAGAACTTTAAAAACATTCATTTCTTTAAGTTTTTTTTCTGTATGTTTTTTAAATTGTTCTAATACTTTTGTATCTCTCATTTCTTTTTTCTTTTTCTTCTTAATATCTTTACTCTTGATTGCCATAACCAAACAGAAAATTTAATTGAGTATGTTTCTAAAAATGAAAACATAGTATCAAGACCACCCAAAAACTTTAATAAAAACCTATCAATCATTTTGCTGGGCCTCCAAAAAAAGCCAATAAACACATAAGTATTATTAATATTGCTGTAAATCTGTAATCCATAACTTCTTATTTTATCAGAATAAGAGGTTAATTGGTATTATTTTTTCTTTTTGGAGTAATCCCTAGCCTTAATCATTTGAAGGTACTGTATGGCCTTCTCTATGTCTTGTAGGCCACCTTTTGAGCCGTGCCTACATATGTATTTGATGGCCGCACCTTCTGCATATAGAAGTTTATTGGCATTAATGAATTTAGCAGGTTGAATGACCATCTTTTTGTAGTGATTGCCCCCAACCTGCTTTTTATAAACACTCATTAGAATGATACATCCATGTAGTGAGAGCAAAATTCATTGACACTACAATAGTGCTGACATCTTACATCTTCACCTTTACGTTCTACAATAGCACAGCCTTTACCTTCTACCATTTTTTCACCAACGATAAATTGTTTAGCTTGTTCTTTTGTAGAAAATAAACGCCAAGCAGATTTTCTACCATCCTTCATAACAGCAAATTGATCTTCTTTACGCCATCTTTCTTTTGCTGTACACAAAGGTAGTTCTTTCATCTTTTCTGCATCTTGGTGTAGTTTTATTCTAGCTTTAACATAGTCTTCCTGTTGTTGATCTGACCACCTACGAATAGGTATCATAACAACTTGTTTTCTAGGATAATTGTCTGATTGCATTACTCTTAATTTAGACCAATCTCGTAGTATAGCCATGATAGATAATGATTTAACTTTTAATTCTTTTTTATATTTAGTTAAATCCTTTTGGTTTTTACGACATAAAAAATCAAGAACATTTAATTGTTGTTCCCATTCAACTTTACCATTTGTTAAAGCATCTAATGCTGACCAAGCTGAAGTAACTTTAAAATCTATAAGTTTACCGTCACCTGTAAGCAAATCAAAAGCACCCGATAATGTCCAACCGTTAGTGATGGTATCATCTTTATAGTACAATCTACGTTCAGCTATATCACTAGCAACTTTTGCTCGTTCTATAATGTGGTGAACTGATTGGCCCAATAAAGAAAATATACGATCAGACACATCTTCTTTAATCAAATCATTATTTCTCATTTGCAAGACCCTAATTCTAGGGGGTGCAATCAAACGGGTAGTAGAGATGTCTGACCCACTACTATCATAGGGGTCATTCTTTACAGCCCGTTCAATTACTTTTGGTAAGTTTGAGTTATTAGTTATAATCATTAAAATGGGATTGGACTATCACCGACACTTGCACCATTACCCTCATCACCTTGATCTTGGTTCATGCCTTCTAACTCTTTTGATCTTAAAATAATGTTTCTAATACCTTCAGATAGATTATTAAAAACTTCTTTTTTACCATTTTGAAAATCCTCTAAACTAAACACTACTCCTTGAGTAATTTGTTCAGCAATTGGATCGCCTTTTTTCATTGGCATTATAGATGATATTCTTGGTTTCCCATTTTTATCCATTACATTCAATAAACAAGGTACACCAAGTAATTTAGAAATATCAAATGATTGTTTTTCTGCCTCACTAAATGCTCTACCTCTCCATGAAGTTAAATCATTACCAAGATTAGATTTCTCATGTAACGATAACGTATAGAACTTACTGATTGTTAATGGTTGTCCTTCACTATTCAGTTCTTCTGGTGTTTCAAAGATAATTAGAACTTGACGTTTCCAACTAACCTCACCGTTAAAATCTGATTTTTGTGTACCTAGATCAATAATCTTTACACATCTGGCTTTGTGAACGCCAACTGATACACTTGGATAACGTGGTGCATCTCCACTACCTGCTATTATACTTGTCATTTTGTTGTCCTTTTTTGTATATTTATTATTTAATTGATAGCGTTATTTCACAGGAATTAACTAAAGTCAAAGATTAATTGACATATGTTAATAAAAATGTATAAGTTTTTGCATGGCTACAATATTACCAGAACTAATAAATGAACTTGAAGCTAAAGCTAAACGATTAGAAAAAGATGTTGTAAATATAGATAAGTCATCTGTAATTCCTCAACACACTAACAAAGCTGAAGCTATATTATCAACCACAAAAGAACTAATAGAAACTGAAGAAACAATGAAGTATCTATTAAGATTAAAAAGTATGTATTATGACCAATCTTAAAATAGCAATGGAACGAAAAAAGGAAATCGTTAATCAATACGGTGGTAAAAATTTAGCTAGAATGTTAGGTATTTCACATCCAGCAGTATCTAAATGGAAAGTAATACCACCATTTAGAGCATATCAAATTGCAAAACTTGGTGATTTTGATATAGAATACATTAGACCAGATTTACAAATTGCGCCTGTAAGGTAGGCGTAGCCCATCCACAATTTAGGGTAAAAATATACCTTCTGTATGGGGCGGTTTTTTCTTTCTCTCTCTAAGTTTAGTTTTCCGCCTCATACCCCTTTATTTTTCAACAATTTTGTATAGCACCGCTATAGCACCGCTATAGGTCTGTTAAAAAGTGCTATCGTTTTGCTAATGGCAAAAAATAGCCCTTCACCTTCACCTTCATCTTCACCTTCACCTCCAACTGCACACAAGATACCCCTATTGACACCTATTTCTTTTTGGTTTAAAACAAAATTAACTAAACTCAAGGACAAATTAATATGAGAAAATCAATAACAGATGAACAAGCACCTGCGTTTCAATTTTATGCAAGTGATTGGATAAGTGACCCAAATAGATTAAAACTATCTTTAGAAGAACAAGGTGCATATATTTTATTATTTTGCCATGCATGGAGAGGTTTTCATATACCTTTTGATAATGAAACAATTGCCAAAATGTGTGGGTGTAGATTACAAAAAATTGAAAAAATTTTACCAAAAATTAAACATCTTTTTGAAGAAGTAAAAGGTAAAGATAATAAAAAATATTTAATATGTATTCAAGCTGAAGCTGAACGTAAGGAACAAATTAGAAATAGAAAAAAAAAAGTAGTAGCAGGTAAGTTGGGCGCTAAAATTAGATGGGGGGAGGAAAGTTTGGAGGAGAGCAAATGACAAAAATAATATTTTTTATTTTAACTTGCGCTACTTGTAATTTAACTGAAATTTCTTTTTACAAAAGTCCAATGGAAAAGTGTTTTGATTATGGTAATTATATTTTAAATCAATTAGAATACAAACAAGAAACTGATGACATAAGAGCAGGTTATTACACTATACAAGGTTATTTAGTTATAGGTTATCGTTGTGAGTAGTTTTAACGAAAATTCTCATTACAGTATGTTTCTTGATTATTTTGGCAAACATCATTCATTCCAAACATTTGATGATAAAGGTTTAAACAAAAGATTAATAAAACAATTGCATGGAAGTATAAAAGTACATTTTCACGAATTGGCTGATCTTAACAGTAAAGGTGCAGGTATATATTTTACAGTTAATGAAACTAATGGTCTTGGTCGTACAACTAAAAACATAGAAAAGATTAGGGCTGTGTTTATAGATTTAGATGGTACACCATTACCAGATAAATTTAATATTCCACCTAATCTCATTGTAAATACTTCGCCAAAAAAATACCATTGTTATTGGTTAGTTAAAGATATGCCGTTAGAAAGTTTTACTTTGTATCAACAAGCATTAGCATTAAAATTTAATTCTGACCCTGTTGTAAAAGATTTACCTAGAATTATGAGAGTTGCAGGTTTTTATCATCACAAAAAAAATCCTTACCCTGTAAAAATAATTCAATGTACAACTGATATGCCTTACACCATGAAGGAAATTAAAGAAGGTTTAGAATTAAAAAGGCCAGAACAGAAAACTATTAAGATGGATTACACACCATCAACATACAAAGGCAAATACACAGGCACACTTCGTTACGGTATCAATGCAGGTGAACGTCATGCACAGTTAGTTAAAATATTAATAGCTATAAAAAAACGTGGTGAGAGTTATGATTACGCAAAAGGTGAAGCTATTGAATTTGCAAACTCATGTGTACCACCAGAAAATTTAAACGAAGTTATGTTTCAATTAAACGATATATGGAGAAGATATTAATGAACTTATTAAGAGATTATCAAAAAAAAGCAATTGAAGATATAAGACAACATTTTA